TGTGCGAGAAGGGGGAGTCATCATCGACTCCTCCGACGAGGAAATCGCATTACTTCGTGTAGAACAATTGATGCAACAGATTATTCATTCCGTAGAAGCAGATCAATATCGCTGCTTCCTTTCCCCTTCTAAGAACTTTCGGTACGATGTGTATCCAGAGTACAAGGCTAATCGTCGTGAGACTGTAGACCCAACCCATCGAAAAGCATGTAAACAATATCTTTTCGATCAATGGAATGGTGAAGATTTTCACGGTTATGAAGCTGACGATGCTCTTGCATGGACTCAAACAGAAGACTCAATTATTTGTTCTATTGACAAGGACCTTAAACAAGTTCCCGGTAGACATTATAACTTTGTCAAGCAAGAGTTTGACGAAGTGTCTCCTTTACAAGGAGCTTCTACATTTTACCAGCAAGTTCTGATTGGAGACAAGACAGATAATCTTTTTGGTCTTAATGGAATTGGTCCGAAAAAAGCAGCAAAGTATCTAGAAGGCTGTTACGAAGAACAAGAAATGTTCAATACTGTCTATGACATGTATGAAGATAAACATCAACTCGCCATTAACCTTATGTGTATGTGGTTATGTCGAGAACAAGGAGTAACATGGGTACATCATCAGAGAAATTCAGGATTGATTATACCAGACGAGTTCGCACCCGTGCTGGATCAGATGTTCGAATCTACGAAATCTTTTATCAAGACTACATAAACGGCGCTTATTATGATGAAGATAGTGATGTTTGGTGGCCTTGTCAGTGGGATTTTCAAGGATATTACTCAAGCAAATCATCTAGTCTGGACTTAGTCAATGTCTGAACGTAAACGACGATCTAAACTAGAGCTAAAATTTGAAGACATCCTTATTGCCAATCAAACAGAGTATGAATACGAAGTTACCGTTATCCCCTATACAGTTCCACAATCTAATCATAAATACACCGTGGACTGGACCCTACTTAACGGAACTCTTATTGAAACAAAGGGGTATCTATCTGACCACCAAGAACGACATAAGTATGTCCTCTTGAAACAACAGTATCCTGATCTTGATCTGCGGTTTGTCTTTGACAATCCTAATAAGCTATGTGGTGGTACTAAGTACACCCACGCGAAGTGGGCAGATAAGTATGGATTTAAATGGTGTGGTATTAAAGATGTAGATCAAATTCAACAATGGATAACAACAACAAATACATGAAAAGCCATTTAATTATTCCTGACACCCAAGTAAAGGATGGTGTTGATTTTGAGTATCTAACGCGCATTGGTCAGTACATCGTAGATGTTAAGCCTGATGTTGTTGTTCACCTAGGAGACTTTGCAGACATGCCGAGTCTCTCTAGCTATGATATAGGAAAGAAATCATTTGAAGGTAGGCGCTATACGAAGGACATTGACGCAGCTAACAAGGCTATGCAGTGTCTTCTTGATCCATTGTATTCTTACAATGCTTCAGCTAAAGCTAACAAAAAGAAACAATATAACCCGCGAAAGGTGATGCTTCTAGGTAATCATGAGAACCGTATTAATAGGGCTATCAATGACGATCCGAAACTGGAAGGACTCATTAGTACAAACGATCTCCCATATCAAGATTGGGAAGTTCATGACTTCCTTAAACCTGTTTTCATTGATGGAATTGCTTATAGCCATTATTTTCCTACTGGTGTTATGGGTCGTGCTGCAACTACTGCTTCCGCTATGGTTAGTAAGTTGCATATGTCTTGCATTGCTGGTCATCAACAGGGGAAGCAAGTGGCTTATGGCAAACGCCCAGACGGTAGCACTATCACTTGCATTATTGCAGGCAGTTGTTATGAACATGATGAAGAGTACCTAACACCAACAGGTAATAATCATTTTCGTGGAATTCTCATGGCCTATGATGTACAAGATGGTTCTTTTGATGAACACTTTGTAAGTTTAAAATATTTACGGGAGCATTATGCAAAGTCCGAGTCACTATAAAGACACCCGACTTATGGACCTGTTGATTGATCGACAGGTTCCATTTGCTGAAGGTAATATTATGAAGTATGTTTTCCGTTGGCGTGAGAAGGCTGGCCTACGTGATTTACACAAAGCTAAGATTTATCTTGATGCTTTGATTGCATATGAAGAACTACAAAAGGATACTACACAATGAACGCAAACTCATATCAAGAGTGGACACACACAACCGCCATTTATCCGGGGGCTAGTACAGGTAACGACCAAGAACTAACTTACCTTGCACTTGGCCTTAATGGAGAAGCCGGCGAAGTTGCTGACAAGATCAAGAAACTTCTACGTGATAATAAAATAGATGTTGGTGGTGTTATTTATGAACTTGGAGATGTTTGCTGGTATGTAGCTAGACTTGCAGAAGCTTTTGGTTATCAGTTTGAGGATATTCTAGAAATCAATCACAGTAAACTAGAGTCTCGCAAGACACGTAATGTTCTTACTGGTAGTGGCGATGAGCGATGAACGTTGAACTACTTGACATTACTTCTAATGCTTTAGAAAAGATCGGACAATATGCAGGAATTTGCTACAACAGTTCTATGGATTCTAATTCTTGTGTCCGTCGTGCTATTAGCTGCAAGGATAAAGGTCATCTTGCTACTCTTAGGTTTGCTTCTGCTGTTTTCCATGTGTCTGGAATTAGTCGAGTTTGTTCTCATCAATTTGTCCGTTCTAAACATCTAGACTTTCTTCAACGATCTCAACGATATTGCAAAGAAGTAAATGCAGATTATGTTGTTCCTAATCTAAATAAAGAACAAGAAGAAGTGTATTATACTGCAATTCAATCTGCTAAACGTACATATGAGAATCTTCTTTCTTTAGGAATGAAGAAGGAAGATGCACGATTTGTCCTGCCAGAAGCAACCACTACAGAACTAATTGTTGTGGGTAATTTTCAAGCATGGCTAGATTTCATTGCTCTTCGTGCAGACACACATGCGCAATGGGAAATTAGAGATGTAGCCAAAACAATTAATAATATTCTAGCTAAAGAGCTAGATAATAATTTATTTACATGGATGCCATAATATGAGTATGCTTTTAACTACCTTACTCTCAGCACTGATTCCTGTCGGTGTTGAGGGTATCAAACAGGGTATTAACGCTATCACTGGTGGTGTTAAACCAACAACTGTTGCTGAACAAATTCAACTAGAAGAACAAGACATCAAACGTCTAGAAGCAGTTGCTGCTCTTGACAACCCCGGCGGTACGCCGAGTCAGTGGGTTGTTGATCTTCGCGCTTCTGCTCGTTACATCGCTGCCTTTGTTGTTATTGGTGGTGGTATTACTTCTGCATTTGTTCCTGAGATTGATCTTGCTGTAAAAGCACTTGCTCTAGAAGCTGCTAATATTGCATTCGGTTTTCTCTTTGGCGCACGCATTACTGCTAAATTTGTGAAGTGACATTTGACGATCTCTTACAGAGGTTAAAGCATGAGGATGAGGTATCTATACTAGAGATTGTAGATGTCTCATCTGAAGAGCTTGTAGACCTATTAGAAGGCGTTATTTTCGATAAGCAACAAAGGATTCGAGATTACTACAATGAAGATGACGAAACCGTGGACAGGGAAGAAGGATAATCTCCCTTCCCCCACGAAAAAAGAACACCATAAAGAGCGCAAGACTCTGACCCGATTACTTCATAATATTGAAGATAAAGATTGGGAACAACAATTAAAGGACTATATTCGTAATGTTGATTAACCGATTCAAGAATAGTTTTAGTGAGAACATTTTTAGAAACAAGTATGCACAAGGCCCTAATGATACTTGGGATGCTCTTGCAGAACGATTGGTTGAAGATGTATGTGGTTCACGATGGGGCAAGGATAAACCTATCATGTCTCAGGAGGATCGTGATGCACTGGCTCAGTATATTAAAGAATTCAAGTTTGTACCCGGCGGTCGTTATCTTTGGTATGCCGGTAGGGGTAACTCTTATTTTAATAACTGTTTTTTACTGCGAGCTGAAGAGGACACACGAGAAGAATGGGCAAACCTAACACAACGGGCAGTGAGTTGCCTAATGACTGGGGGTGGCATTGGTGTAGATTATTCTATTCTACGTCCGAAAGGGAAGCCGCTGAGTCGTACTGGTGGATTGTCCAGCGGTCCGATCCCACTGATGCAGATGCTAAACGAAGTTGGTCGAGGAGTGATGCAAGGTGGATCAAGACGATCCGCGATCTACGCAAGTCTCAACTGGTTGCACGAAGACATTCCGGACTTTTTAACTGCTAAGAATTGGTCTGATGAAATCAAAGCAATGAAGGACAAAGACTTCAATGCTGCTGCTCCTCTTGACATGACTAACATTTCTGTTAATTATGATGACAAGTGGTTGTACAATGCCGATCGTGCAAGTCTACATACCTTTGTAGAGAACTGTCGTCAGGCAATGAAGACTGGTGAACCTGGCTTCTCTTTTAACTTTGGTGATAAGCAAAATGAAACCCTTCGCAATGCATGTACTGAAGTTACGTCTGAGGATGACTCTGATGTATGTAACCTTGGTAGCATCAATCTCAGTAACATTCAGAACATTGAAGAATTTAAACATATTGTTGAACTCGGCTCCAAGTTCCTTGTTTGTGGAACGCTACGTGCCGATCTCCCGTATGATAAAGTCTACAAGGTCCGCGAAAAGAATCGACGACTTGGACTGGGACTTATGGGTATCCATGCATGGCTTCTACAACGAGGACAAGGATACGAAGTAACTCCAGAATTACACGAATGGTTAAAGGTATATAAGAATGAATCAGAACGATCAGCTAATGAACATTGTGAACGCTTGTTCATCTCAAAGCCAGTTGCTTATCGAGCAATTGCCCCAACAGGGTCTATTGGTATCCTCGCAGGAACAACTACAGGCATTGAACCACTGTTTGCAGTTGCTTACAAGCGCCGTTATCTCACTGATGGAACGAAGTGGAAATATGAATATGTTATTGACACAACTGCCGATCAACTAATCAAGGAATATGGTCTTGATCCTAACAAGATTGAGACTGCATATGGACTCAGCCATGACTACGAAAAACGACTCAAGTTCCAAGCAGACATTCAAGATTACGTTGACATGTCAATTTCGTCCACGATTAACTTACCTTCGTGGGGAAGCAAGGGAAACACAGAATCTGATGTTAGCAGCTTCGCACAAATTCTATCAAAGTATGCTCCACGACTACGGGGATTCACATGCTATCCAGATGGAAGTCGAGGAGGTCAACCTCTAACAGAAGTTCCATATGAAGAAGCACTTCGTCATAGAGGCATTGTTTATGAAGAGAACATTGATCGTGCTTGTGTAAGTGGTGTTTGTGGTATTTGAGGTAAGCCAAAGGGCATAGGCAGCTAGACAATAGCATCTGAAAGATGGTTCGAGTCCATCACCTCAAACAATAATAATAAGAAAGATAAAATGAACGAAGAATTTAAAGCACTACTATTGGAGACTCTGCAAGAAGTTAAACAACATCCCGAAGGTAAAGAAGGTGTTATATTTATGACATACTTTGATGAAGAACCTGATTGGGAAGTTGGTATAATGTTCCGACCTAAGCAAAAGTAATAGACGTAAAAAAGCCCTCTTGGAGAAATCCTTGAGGGCTTTTTGTTTTACTCCCACAACATTCGTGGATCATATTCATTTGCATAAAAAACAGATTGTAATCCCTGATAATGGTCAGGATCGTTGTTTAGTAATGCATTTAGTCTTGCACGAACTTCTCCTAAATTATGATTGTAATCTGTACGAGAACCATTAGATCGTGATACGGTTGTACCACCACCAAGATTATTATACAGAACATCATAAGGATGTTGAATTTCATGTGCAATAGTTTCTTTTTTAGACAAGTCTGATAATCCATTATTAATAGTTATTTTGTGTCTACCGTCTTCAAATCTTTCAGCTCTTCCCCACTTAGTTCTACCCATGTTTTCAAAAGAAACTGGAATATTACTAACGTTTTTAGACAAACCATTTGTTAAATCTCTAACAGTATAGTGACCACCATTGTAATCTTTTGGTGGAAGTTTAATATCATCCTTTAGAAACTGGAAATAATCGTCACCAACTTTAACAGCATTGTGATCATCAAATAGTTGTCTAGCAGTTCGACCATTAGCAATAGACTCTTTGAGATAACTGGGAATGGTATGGAACTTCTTCAGGATACCAGCACCAACAGCTAATGGTGCTTTACCCGGAATCAAATCTGAGAAGAGACTAGCAAGTTCTGAATTACGATAAGCATTTCCAGAAGCAGGGTTCATCACACTAGTTTCATTTGGTAAACCGAAAAAGCCGGACAAACTGGCTTTTGCATTTTCAAAGTCTTCTCGTGGATTTCCATACACACCAAATTGTTGTTTAGGAATATTATCCATTACTGATTATCTCCATATCCCATCTCCATCAGTTCACGTAGATTACGTGCTTGTGTTTTGGTTTTGAACTTACCTTGATTGTTTGTAATCATACGTTCAAAGACTGGTCTATTCTGCTTAAAGACTTCATTCTTCAGCATAGTCTTCAGTTCATCAGAAGATATATCCCCATTAACATATAAGTCTTTAATCATCTGTTGACCCGCATCTTTGTCGCTTTGAGTTGAACTCAACATCAGATTAATAGCATACTGCTTGCGCTGTGTTGTACTCATCTTGGTTGCTTCAATTTCATTGCGTTGGTTACGTGCCTTGGACTCAGTTACAGAAGACGATCCTAGGTACTTTGCTGTGCGTTCTAGAGGGGTTCTCTCAACCATAGCTTCGCCTCGTTTACCAAACTGAGTGAATCCATGTTGATTGTACACATCGTCTTTGATACCACGAGCAATACCGCGAGGTAGAACCTTGTCCCAATTCTTCTGTGCTTCTGGATCATGTACATTTCCATACACATCCTTAGCAACACCAACACCACCTACAATTAAATTCTTAGTTGCAGAGAATGGAAGAGAGGCATCAGCCCAAGAAGGTGCTTGTGCAATATCACCAAAAGGTTTCATGATTGATTGATAACGAGTGGAAGCACTCATATCAATTCCAGTTAGACCTGAAATCAAACCGCGCGATACTAATGTAGAATGCTGCTCTGCAACCTTTGTCCAACTAGGCAAAGTATCTGCACCAATAGACTGAGACTTGACAAGTAATTGTCTAATGTATTCATAGTCTGCTAAGAATGGTAGACCAAGTAGACCACCCATAATCATCATAGAAAGCATGTTCGCAATGAGAGATAAGCTTTCTCCAGTAGCTTTTGAAAAGGTTTGGGCATTTGGATTTTTCGCAAAATCAACCGTACCCTGCACCGTTCCTTTCACATCTACTGCGAGATTGGACATTTGTCCATGAATAAATCCCTTAAGTGGAGACATGGATGTGCCAAACCAACCCAGTTCCTTATATAAGGTTGGTAGATTTTCACGTCCCATCGGAATCATATTTTCATTCGCAATACGACCAGCTTCTTCCCACAACGCCTTACCAGATATGCCTTGATTCTTTAAGAACTCATATGCCATGTTGTAAGACACAACACGACTGAATGTGTCAGCACCTTCAGTTAGTTTTTCACCAACCAAACGCGCATACCACTTCTCAAGCTTAGATTTGTTTACAGAAGCAGCATCAATACCACCAAGATCAGCATGAATTGTTTTATGCACAGTGTCAAGTGTTTGAGACACATGTAAAAATCCACGCATAGAATCTTCATCATGCATCGACTTAAAGAAA